CGATTAAGTTGCGCTTTCGACGAAAAAGAGCGCGGGTCATTTAGCCCATATTTAAGGAAACTCTCCATATACTTTTTTTCTTTACCAAGAGCATCCCCAAAAGCAGCAACTTGAGTTGGGCTTCCCCGAACCGCAAATCTACTTTGAGGCGCTCCAGTGTCGCCGCCAAACATTCGTTTTAAAACCATTTCAATGGCGCCCCCAAACATGGCAAGCCAACTTTCATTAACAAGCTCTTCTTTGTTGGCATTTAAATTGATGACGATGGGCTGTAATTCACCAGACATAGCAATCCCTCAAATTATATAGTAAATAGTTTATAATTACAATAAGCGCTTATTTGCGAGGCTTACTTGTGGGCATTCTTGGGGGCGCATTACCTGGGCCAAGCTGGGATGACGTACTTCGAGGAGAGGATTTGCCCTTAGATGCTGCATTCATGGCATCCGATTCTTCTTTTTTCTGTCTAACAAGCCTCTTAACAAACCACTTACGTAGCTTAATCGGCAAATTGTATGCCTCCATCAAGCCCCAGCCGCCGTGGTACTTTAAGAAGAAAAACTGTTCGTAAATGTTTTCGCTATATTCAGGCGTCAGGCCAAAAAAAGTCGACTGTAAAGGGAAAGTCAATGTCGTCCTCGTAATCACACTCATTACAGACGAACTCCTTTCGCAGCGCGATAGACGGGCTGACCTTTTCATAGGTTTTTCTTAAGAACTTTGAATCTCTCAGCGGTAGTGAATCAACATACTTGGTAATCATTTCAGGTTCTACGTGCCCCATCACAGAAACGATCATGAAATTTAATTGATCTGTAATCAGTCTATCACTCACCTTTTTTTTCTTTCGCTTCGCAGCTAAATTCATCATGGAATGCTCATCGTGGCCATTTAAAAGTCTAAACTCAACATCCACAGGAGAATTTGGAATATTCACCTTAAACGTATTGCCCCCCAAATATTCAACACCAATTTCTTTCAATTCTTCATCGGCCAAAGGTTGCGACATCAAGGCTTCTTGTAAATTATAATCATATGTATCGACATGGGTGCACTCGCGACAGGTAACTTTGGTTTTATAATCCGACCCATACCCGGAGCTCCGGGCTGCAACTAAAATGGCATTTCGATCAGCAATCAATAGGTCTCGCGATCTAATCCTTCGGTTAACCAATAAATTTTCAATCAACCTATCCAAAACAAGACCCTTTTCAATTAAAGATCTTGAACTTAAAAGGTCCTCTTCCTTTGCTGTCATATATTTAATTTCAATCGCTTCTTGATTATAAAGCGGATGATCTGTGGGGTAGTATAAACCTCGACTGGGCAACACCACAAACTCTGTGGGGACGACAAAAGATAAAGGATCTATTTGTTGTTCTGTTGTAACCGGTTCTGGGGTTGGGGCGTCTGGGTGTGGTGCTCCGACGCGTTCTGAATTATTTCTTCGTGTCAAGTGACACCTCTCTTTCTATTGTAATTATACCAATAATATAAATTTAATTAAGTTAATTAATCTCCGAACACGCTATCAGCCCAGCCGGGGGCGGTCTACCGGTCGGGCGCCGGGTCATAAGCTTCCCCACTTGCCTGGGAAGCTTCATACCGCGCGCGCGCCGGATCTCGGCTTGCTTGTCGGTCGGCCGGAGGCGGAAACGTCGCAGCTGGGCGAGGGTTCTCTGCATCCGCTGCTTCTTCGGCTTTTTTGGCTTCTGCGGCGGCCTCCTGTTGTACTTTGGATTCGAGCATGCGATCCAATGTTCCACGGCGCCCGATGACGCCGGCGCGATCGGCCTTGGACATGTCGAAGTCGATCTTGAGCTGGCGCTGCTCGGTGAGCAGCGCGGCCCTGTCGCGGATATCTTTCATGATCACTTCGGAGCTGCCCATTGTCCAGGAGCCTTTTCCCATAGAGAAGTTTGGATAATCCCCATACGTTGCCGCAATTGCATCCTGAAACGCATTAACGTTCCTCTCGTCCTGCAGGCCTGAGTACCCTCCATAGCGGGTGTCTCCGCCGCGGCTCCCGCCGGCGTTATAGGTTTCATAAGAATAGAAATCAGCCACGCCTATGCTGGATCCCAAAGTAACAGTTGCCTCCAGAAACGCATCTCCTTTATAGCTATATTCTGAAAATGATATCCCCGTAACGAATGGGGCCCTAAATTTATGAATGCCAACTATTTGACTAGGGAAAAGTTTAGCCATATCGCGGGCTGCCTCGCCGCCGCCGCGGCCAAGCAACGCTGCATTGACATCGGGGCCGGGCCACTGGCGTGCTCCCATATCTAAAACTGTCAAATACTTATCGTCTTTATCACCGCCCCATACTTCCGTGGGGAACAAATAAGGCTTAACCAGGACATTCTCGGCGTCCCCTCCATCTGGCGCATATATATTATATAAATAATTTAAAGAAAAGTGTAAATCATCTTGTAGAGTGCTCACTAGTGTAATCTGTACTTGATCCATTTTGAGTTTAGTCTTTGAATCGTCCGCGACCTCGACGCCGGGGGTCGCAACAATGGGGGCCATCCCAATAGTGGCACCATAAGAAGGAGGTGTAAAAGAAGAAACCACATAAGAACTAATTCGTGCAGCGAGAGCGCCTGCGGGCAGGCGTTTGTTCGCATCAAACCAATCCCGCGCTGGCTTCAGGTCTTCCTCTGAGCAGCACTCGTCGTCGCCGTTGACCGTCCCCGAAGCAAACTCTCGCTTGTTCGTCGCAGCCTTCATCATATCTAGGTCGCCATCGGGGAAGGCCTTTAAGGCTTCGGTCTCCCAGGTAGTCGAGCGCTTCGTCTGGTCTGCCAGCTTCTTGGAGTCTGATTCGGACCCCATAGCCATATAGACCGGAAAATAGCATATAAACCGATGTTGTTGTTTTGGCTCTAAAAGTGGGTTGTCCCACTTCATTCTTGTCGACGCGTACTTGCCGGGCTGTGCTCCGGGTACGGTGGAACGGGCCACTTAAATTAACCGCCGCCGAAGTCGTATTTCGCCCAGTCGTATCGTAGATTAATATCTACCGTTAATAAATCTTCACTAGAATAGTCTAGGGTGCCATAAGAAATCGAAGTAACAAAAGGATTCTTAAGGCTATGTGTCCCTAGAGCAATGCCATTCCCATCAAGCTCGGTGACTTTAACCTCTCGGCCAAGAGCCGTAACTGCAGCCAGCTTATTAACCGTATTAGCGTTAGCAGCCTGCACAGCAGTATTTGTCGAAACGTCGTCGGGCCACCTAAAACCAGAAGCCAAAAGAACCGACTGCAGTTTTGCATCCATATCGGGCGACGCGGAGTTAACGAATTGCATCGTTATTTCGTTCCAAGTAACTCGGCCGGGGTAGTAGAAGGTCTTATCCAAGAATTGGTGCTCTGTCACACCAATTGTGTAAGCTGGCTTTGTAAACGTTCTTGCATAAATCGACGCGTCCGTCTGCCCCGGAAGGTCAAAGGAAACCAAAAACCGATGCGATCTTTTTGGTTCTGCTGCTGGGTTGTCCCAAAATAATGACATTTTATAAATCCTCTATAAACTATATAGGCAAAGGGGAGGAAAACTCCCCCTCATCTATCGATTAAAACTCCACCCCAGTTCTCGTAATCACGAAGTCCAAAGCAATGAACTCAATAGCACGAGTTGGCTTTAACAATATCTTGGCATACATGATATTTCTATCTACCAAATCAGGAGTTGTCGTTGATTCGTCCAAAACAACCCTGTAATCCGAAAGGCCAAACCTTTGCTTAATGGAATTCAAGAAGGGGTCGACCCGGTTGGTAAACCTGTTCCATGTAATTTGAACGTTTGGATCGAACAGAATTCCGTTAGCAATTATCGTTATTTGCTTTCTCAAATAAATCATCAGCCGGCGTACGTTAATACGATCCAGAGCAGAAGGGGTTGCCTGAAGTGTCTTTTGTCCGAAGACCACAATACCTTCTGCTGGGAAAGATGCGATTGGGTTAATATTAACCTCATACAGATCATCTCTCTGATCAGCCGTCAGCTTCTCAATTACATTTATTACGTTGAGTCCCGCTGAGCCGCGGCTTAAACCACCACGATTGAAGCCNGCNGGCGCGAACCACAATTCAGACCGAGCCGATGAGGCCGCCAAAACGCCCATCGCGATGGTGGATGGTGGTACCCATACCCGAGTCGATGCGGCCGTATCATTAATTTGAACCCATGGATAATACGTACACCCGTAACTTGTATTAAAATCACGATCGTCGATCTTGGTCACAGTTGATGCTGATGAGCCGCGGCGATCATTAAAGGCCACGGGACCGGTAGTGCTCCCCTCCGTAACAGGAAGATAGCCTCCCTCAAGATCAATAACCGCTAACACGTCCTTTCTATCCTCGGCCATGGCCAGAAGGTAGTCAGTAACTTGGATATCGGTGACCCCGGGGATGGCGGCCATATTAATATTAATCTGGTCTACATCTGAAACTGAGTCAATTGCTTTCTTGAGCGTATAGTACATTGGGTACGCTGCCGTCGTAATACTTGATTCGTCGGGGCCGCCTAGGGCTCGCGTATTGTTAAATGGATTTCTTTCGGTAATATCAAACCCATCAAACCCACCATATAATGGTACGGTAAAGCGATCATAGCCCAGATCAAGTACCTCAGTATACGTGCCGCTCACAGCCGTATACGATGTACCAGCGCGTCGGCCGCCAGTTGGCGTTCCGCGATAGGGCGAGAGGGCACTAATAGTAGCCGAGCTACCCGCAATAGTGTCGAAGTAAAGCCCCGGATCTGATCCGCTGTGCTTGGCTGG